TGCCGTAAGAGGCAAGTATTTTAAACACTGTCTCACATACCGCATTAAGTTTTGAGCATTAAAAAGAGTTTGTGTATACAATTCATTATGTCTGAAATACCGCAACAACGCAAGTTTTTGTTTATGATTAAGAAGATTGTTATTTTTTATTTTACAAACAATTTCCTTGTGTGTTTCACACTTAGAAATTGAATTTAAAAATCCGGTCATGATAAAGTTACTAATGTTAACATTATCATCAACACCAACAATCTCTTGTAAGTTTAAATCTTGCACTTATCAAAGTCTTTAATCATATCGCTGATATCATGTTCACAGAGGTATTTAAACAGCTCAGTTCTATCGAACCTTCTTTGTCCTTGTACCTTCTGTTTAACCAAACCACGTAGAACCATATCAGTCTTAACAACATTTAAATCCATTAGTTCGCGGTTACGTTTAATAAGATCAGCACTTTCAATAAC